GTTATCACCAATCCCGCAACAGATGAACTATCTTTTCCGTTTATCTTGACCCACATATCGCACCTCACGCATATACGGCATCAACTACCGTTCTCTCGACAAATCTGCCCATCTCGCGGTCATCCATCTCAACGGTTACTCCGAGAAGGGCGTCCTTAATTGCCTTCGCCACGTTTGTCTGTACTCCGCCGCTGGTCGAGATCTCTGCGGCCACGTTACGGATCCAGCGTGTGTTGTTCTCAAGAGGCACGATTGCCTCCGCGCCATCTTCACCGACTTCTGCGATGGTTCTGTGGGTGATGACACCACCCTTTGCCAGTCGAGGAAGGGAGATGGTGCTGACATATCCGACAGATACGCCGGGCAGTTTGTTGATCAGGCCGATCGCGCTGTTAATGATTCCGATGGCCTTATTGATGGCACCTTCGACTATTGACAGCACGCCGTTGATACCAGTCTTGACTGTGTCGGAGATAGCTGTTCCAAGTGCGGAACCGATGTTGCTGAACTTATCCTTGATCTTGTTCCACAAGCCAGAGAAGAACGAACCCCAACCGGCGAAGACCAGCTTGATGCTCTGCCACGCTTTTTGGAACTTTGTCTTGAACCATGTGCCGACCGGTTCAAAGACTTCCTTGACGTTCTTCCACAGGTCTTTGAAGAGTTGCTCGACCTTCTCCTTGCATTCCGTCTTCACGGCGGAAACGACCTCCGGAAGTTTCTTGATCAGTCGTGGAATCATCTGTCCCAAGCCGGTCACTACGCCCATGAACAGCTGGAACGCTCCGTTGATCAGTACGTTCAGATTCGACAGCAATGTGGACACGATTGTAGTGACCAGTTCCGGCATCTTCTGGATCAGCTGAGGCGTGGCCTGCACCAATCCGGTGACCAGTGCCATCAGCAGCGCGATGCCCGCCTCGATTACCAGCTGGATATTGTCCGCGATGGTGTTGACGATGGATTCGATGATGGTCGGAAGCATCTCGATCAGCTGCGGGATGGCATCCGTGATGCCCTGGATCAGGGATACCAGGATCTGCACGCCTACCTCGATCAGCTGCGGGAGCAACTCAATGAACGAGGCCGCCAGCTGTGTGACCAGCGTCACAACAGTCGGCAGTAGAAGCGGGATGGACTGCAAAATACCCTGTGCCAGCATGGTGATGATCTGGGGAGCGGCCACAAAAACGCTCTGTGCCAGTGTAGTGACCATAGTGATCATTGTTGGCACTGCGGTGGTGAATGCGGTCAGAATTGATGTCAATCCTTGCTGGATCGCCGCTGTGGCTCCTTCGTTGCCGGCGACCAGATCCGTGAAGCCTCCGATCAGAGTTGTGAAGCCTGGCATAAGGTTCCCGATGATCTGATTCTTCACGCCTGCCATGGTGCCGTTCAGCTTCGTCATGGCATCCTGGAATGCGGCGGATGCTTTGACGGAATCCTCGCTCATGACCATACCGTAGTCGACCGCTTCCTGACGCAGCGCGTCAGTCTCTTCTGCTGTCATGTTGAAGATCGCGCCCATGTCAACGGCTGACTTTCCAAGCAGATCAGACGCGGCGGCGGTTCTCTTCGCGCCGGATCCCATCTTCTGAAGGGATTTGACGACCAGATCGAACTGTTGCTCCTGACTTAATCCGTCCAACTCCTCAATGGACAATCCAACAGCCGCTAATTGTTCGGCCGCTGTCTCTGATCCGGAAGCGGCGTCCGCAATGACACCGGACAGCTTCTTCATACCTGTCTGCATGCCCTGGATGCTCGCGCCGGATCTCTCAAAGACATATGACCATTCCTGATAAGCGGATGAAGAGATTCCGATCTTCTGTGACATCTTATCGATCTCATCGCCTGCAGCGGCAACAGAGTTGGTCATGTCCCAGGTCTTTTTCGCCGCTACGGTAACGGCCGCACCGATGACCGCTGTGCCGGCTCCGATGGCCTTGCCCATGCTTCCGACAAAGGAAGACCCCGACTTCTTACCGGCTGAGGTTCCCGCAGTTTCTGCGGCTGGGTTCATCGCCTTTTGTATGCTGGTGCCTATGCCTTCAGCTGATGGCACTATCTGTACATAAGCGGTACCAAGATCAGGCACTCTCTTCACCTCCGATTATCAATGCACGCGCTCGCTCGAACTCTGCGATGGAATTGAAGCCCTCCACCTTTGTCTCGCGGTCGCGATGTATAAGCTTGTCGACCACTGACTGTGGCCGGTTTCTTCCAGTTCTTCCGCCCTTCGTGTTCTGCCAGATCAGAATGTTGACCCCATCGATCAGAGTCGCCATTGCCAGCCTGTCAAAGGTGACCTCTGTGTTCGAGATCTTCATCTTCGTCCTGGACTCCGGTCTCAATCCTTTCGCAAGGATCGCAATGTAAGACACCGGAAACTGCCGAAGGTCGTAAATGTGATAGTACTCTGCAAAGTCACAGAGCAATTCCTCTTTAGCCTCGCGGAGAAGCCCCACGAGGATCAGGAGTTTTTTGATGCGTCACTCGCTTGGTTGAAGATCTCCTCGATCTCCGTTGCCAGTGCGCTGACAGGGACGCGTCCGTCCTCGGCTCTGCAATGATCGTAGAGCCTTTTCTTTTCCTCCTTGCCCAAGAGAAGAGAAAGAACACGGGAGACCGCCAAAGAGTCCCCCGCGTTCAGATCACTCAGGGCGTCAAGTAATTCGGCGTTGTCGAATCGACTCTGGTCGATATTGATCTCGAATCCTGACGTTGTCTTCATGATTGTCTCCTTATGCGCGCTTGATGTACTCGTAATGCGTATTGCCAGTAGAATCCGGCATTGCGCCCAGGGTAACCTCATAGCCTGCGACTTCCTGGTCGGCATAGGTGATATCGCCGACCTCAGTGATCTTCGCGTCCGGAATGACGATTCTCTTGACCGCGTTGTTACGCATCACCATTTCCACGACATAGCATGCTTCATCTGCTTCGTCTGCGTTGGACTGGACAGTGATGCCGGTTGCAAGAGTGCCGGTGACATTGTCGTCGCCATAGACCATCTTGAGGACATCAACGTTCAGAGCCTCGATCAGAGTGAATGTGAAGTTGTCTTCCTTGCCGGTCTGGTAGGACAGGACAGTGTCGCCGCCCCACGCCTTGACGTTGTCGCTCTCGGGAGAGTTGGCGTTCGTCAGACCGTCCTCGGAGATGTATCCGAGGCAGACAAAAGCATTATCGAGGTTAGTGGTGGCATCGGTCGGAAGAGTCGATCCGAGTGCCGCACGATATACAGCACCGCCCAGCTTGGGTTTGGTTGCCGATACGTTCGTAGCTGTTGCCATTCTTATTCCTCCTCGTAGTGAGTAATGTTCCACACGCTTTGATAGCGGTACCGCTTCGTCTGCGTGTCCGTATAGTTGTATTCCGCGTTCAGCTTGCACCGGGAGATCTCGCTGACCTTGTCAGCTGCCTGCCTCATGACAAGCTTGACCGCACTGCTGAGAACAGCCGCATCATACAGCGTCCCGGCGTAGGCCTGTATCGCGAATGTGGACTGCTGGATGTGATTGGTGTCCGAGGAAGCGGTCTTCTCAACAATGAGATAGGCCACCGGCTTGTCTTCCGGTTCTTCCATGTACGCGGGCACAGACATCTCCGTGTTCAGATAGTCCAGTATTGTCTTCTCGATCATACTCCCACCGCCTTCAGCAGCGTGTTGTTGTCGCTGTTCTCTTTTTTCGCCGCAGACGTGACTGCCTCGATCCTTACGTTGGCACGATTCCGACCTACGTAAGTAGAGGTTTCGTAACCATCTCCGAGGGATGCCATCGCCGTACTGGCGTAGGATTGTAATACATTTACCATGGCATCCGACTGCATCAGCTCGCGGACGCCTGCACGGTTCAGGACGAACTTCTGTTTACTCATAGCGTTCGACCTTCACCTTCTTGTTCCATTCCAGTGGGATCAACGCCTCGATTCCCTGCGTTGGTACCCCGATCGTGTGGAACTTTTCGCCAAAAAAGGTGACATCGGCGTCCACCCAGGAATGAGTGTCCCCTTTTGGTATCGCCAATGTGTAAGCGATCCTGCGCCCTGAGAGGTTCAGCTCGTTGGTCACGTCATCACTGGATGGCTCGCCGATAAGCACCTTATTGATAGTGTAGGTTATGGGAATCTTGGTTTCGTGATTGAAGGCATCCGAACCCACCGTCACGTACTCGGTCAGCTGGACGGATACGGCTTTTTTTGCAAGCAGTGACAATTCAAATCGCCTCCCCGTTGATGTCCTTGTACGGGCTGATCACTCCATACCGCTGTCTTCTGATCCCCAGGCGCGCCAGCTCAGACTTTTTGATGAAGAGGCCGCCGCCAGGGACGAGATAGGTGCCGGATACGGAATAACCCATCGCAGACTCGGAGGTCTGCGTCATAGGTTCGGAATCTGTGGACGTCATGAGTGTTCTGGCGACCACGTCAACCGTCACACTCTTCGCCACGATTCCAAGATCGGGATCGGCCGCAATCATGGCATCAAGGTCTTTTCCGACCTTTTTCGCCTCGATGCGCAGAGATGCGCTGACCAGCTCGATGATCTGCTGGGCGCGAGTCTGCTCCTCTGTTGTCATCTGCCGCCAGATCGCTGTGATGTCATCAATGGTCGCGTATGTGCTCATTCTTTCGCCTTCGTTGCTTTCTTCTTAGGAGCGGGAGGAGTTTTGACCTCCTCCCACCCGTTGCCGGAGATCTCGGATTCTACCTTGATCCTCTGTCCGGTTTTCTTATTGATGTACTCACGCATTGGCTTCGATGCGGAAGAATGCACCATCATCCAGGATAGCCCAGCCGATATAGCACTCGCAACGCAGATATACCTGGTTGTGGCCGGCCAGATCGGAACCGGTGTTGTCCGGATCACCGTAGGGGATGACGTTCATCTCTACGTCCTTAGCATAGCCCCACTTGAAGGCGTCAAAGTCGCCGCCATATGCGTAGATCTTGCTGTTCGCGGATACGGTAGCGTTGACGTCGGTCGGGATGCCGTGGATGGATTCCGGAACCGCGCCCCACATCAGCTCGGGGTACTGCGGAACGCCGTTGACCTTCAGGCCAGCCAGTTCTGCGGCGGCGACCTTGGACAGGGCCAGACCGGTCATGTCATAATCGCCGATGGTGGCCACGCCGGCCGTGATGTTAGTGTCGACTGCGCTGTAGACGACCTTGGTGGACTGGCTGTCCAGATGGTTCGTGCCGATCACTGCGGAAGCGGTGCCGGTGAAGGGGTTGTAGCCGTGCATGGCCATGATGTCAAGGCCCTTCGCGACCTTCTTCGCAAAGCCATCAGTGAAGGCAGCCAGGATCTGAAGCTGCTTCTCCTCGGATGCATACATAAATTCGTCAGAGACGCGTGCGCCGTATTCGATCTTGACCGGCGTGATCTTCTTCGGCGCGACAGTGATGCCACCGGCGACCTTAGCGCCATTCTCTGCGACTACAGAGACTTCGTTGTCGAAGCCGAAGGTGAAGATGTCGGTACCGGTAAACTCTACCGGAACCTGTTCCGCCAGTTTGGCAAGAGAAGACTTGCCGCGTACTTTGGTAAAGAGTTCCTGTGCTACAGCTTCGGGGAACATGGTTCCCATGGTCTGAATGTTAGCAGTTGCCATTGTTTTTCTCCTATTCGTTTCTTAATTTTTTGACAGCCTCTCGAAGGCCTTCGTCCATGTTGTTAGGCTTCCGTCCCTGTTTCTCGGACGGCTCGCCGGTTGCCATTGGTGCCACGCTTCTGTGGCCGATCAGCTTGTTGAGAGCTTCTGCATCCTTGCGGACACTGTCCTCATCGTCACCGGTCAATCTTCCGGCCAATTCATACGGCAAGCCAACCTCATGCGCGATCCGCGTCCTCATGGAAGCGGTCTCATAAGTTTTGACCTTGCCTTCGAGTTCTTTGATCGTGTCATCCTTCTTTCCGGATGATTCAAGCTGTTTTCCCAGCTCCCCGATCTGCTTCTCGTACTCTTTGATCTTGGCGTCCCGCTCAAGGATCTGCGAGTCGAAGTCCTTCTTCTGTGTCTCCCGGTCTCTCTTCAGACGCGCGGCGATCACAGCGTCAAGCTGTTCCTGACTGGTAATCGGCGTAAATTCTGCCATGATGTTTCCTCCCATTTTCCGGTGGTGCCCGTATTTATTAAAAGGCTTTCGCCAATTAATAGCTGATTCGTTGTTTCTTCGGTTCCTTCGCTTCGGCACATATCCAGGCCGCATAGATCATCGAGTCCATAAGGGCGATGTCTACCGTGTCCTTGATGGATTTGTACCCGAATCCGCCGGAGGAACCGATTGCCCGTTTCTCGCAGTTCGTAACGCTCTGCGCGAGTGACGGCTGGTTCGTGTGGCATAGCATCTTCTGTGCAAGCATCTGCTCGAACAAAGCATTGGCCACGATTATCTCTTTGACGGTCGGCAAGATCGGATCCGGTTTTACCCTGGCGTCCTTCATTGCCTTTGCGAGGAGCTGACCGCCTGCCCCGTCTACCACTACTTTGGCAGGGTGTGCCTGGTTGATGAACGATACGATCCAGTCCGTGCCGGATCTGATCGGCCGGCAGTCGATGGATTCAACAAAGATCCGTTTGTCCTCTGTTTTGATGGCGATGCTGACGGCCACGTTGGTGCCGTCTTTGCCATACTTGATGCCGCAATACATTTTCCCGGTAAGTTCGGGAGAGTCTATCTTGAGGGCCTCCCATTCGGTTTTGGATATTGCGCTCTTTAGGTTGTACCGGATCCATAGGCCTAATCGCTGGATGTTGAAGTCCAGCTCGTCTCCTCCAGTTTCGTCCGCTATGGCTCGCTCTGTGAGGATCGTACCCAGCGAAGGATTGGTCTCATACCACGCCTCGCGGTCATTCATGTCTGTGAGTTCATCGACAGACCACTCCGCCCAGCCGGCGTTCTGAAGCTTCCCTCCCAGCACATCGTCACGGAAGTGCATGAACACCGTACCAGCTGACACAGCTGTCGGAGGTGTGCCGCAGAATATCGTCTGCGGGTTCCTGGAGTCAGTCACAACGTACTTCAATGCCGTTTCCTGGTCGGTGGTGTACTCCTGTGCCTCATCGATAACGAGAAGGTCGAAGCCTTCGCCCAAGCCGCCCTTGCTGGATCTCGTTCGGAAGTGGATTTCGCCGCCTCCGTTCATCGTGATCCGCTCAAGGCCGTACTGCTTTGTGGTGATGAAGTCCGCGTCTCTGCCTTCCTTGTAGCCCGCTTCCTCCAGGATCTTCACCAGTCTGACCCAGGCAGCTGACGATGTGGTGGTTCTGTGAGCCGTGTGCAAGATTCTCTCGCCGTTCACCAGTCCCCACAATTCGCGGATGGATACGACCTCGTTCTTGCCGTTTCTTCGCGGCACAGAATAGCCGAACCGCGTATGTGTCCACAGGCCTTCGTCGTTATACGCAAGAATGGCAGAGAGAATATTCTCCTGCCATTCCTGTGCTGTTCGTGTCTTTGATCGATTGTAAATGCCGCACGCATCCGGGCCATATGAATGCTCATATTCAAGGATGAGTCCGGCTGTTGGTTCTTGTCTTCCCCTTCTTACCGCCATTTCTTTGACCACACGTCTTGCGCGCCGCCATCGCCTGGTTCGTATTCGGTTATGCATCGGCAATTCTCATGCCGCTGGTAGACTGCGGGGTCGCACGGATAATCGTATTCGCCCTCAAGATCTACGCACCACGGACATGCGCCGAACTCTGCGTGTCTTATGATCTTAGGCCTCAGGCCTGCGCGGTATTGGAACCCGGCGTTGCTCTCGATCGAGTCATCTACTACCGACTGCGAGAAGTTGATCACCGGATCCTTTAAATACTTCTTTGCCTCTTCATATGGGCCGTCAGATACGAGATCTATAAGGCCCTGTATTCTGCTGTTGTTCATCTCCGGTCGGATCGGATTCAGCCCCAATCCCGCCGACCTGTTGATGGTCTTCTGTACCGAATCGCAGTAATCCGCTACTAATCGGTAGTTATTTTCCAACATCGGACGGACTGTTCTGTCCGCGATGTTGTAGTACAGCGTTCCGTCCGGCAGTGCGTTGACATCTATCCGCACGCCGAAGGTCTGTGAGAGCAGTTCTCCGCACCTTATCGCGTACCTATTCGCATCTACGTATGTGCTTCGACCGCTCTCCATTTTCTTCAGCAGGCTCCTGATCCTGGAGTCCACGTTGTACTTGGTCTCAAAGGATGTCTTCAGCTCATTGAAAAGCTCCGGCGCGATGTCCATATCAGACTCCTAACAGGTCGAGCAGTTTCTCCTCGGTCAGATAGCCAGGATATGCCTGTTCGATCTTCAGCAGGCCGTCACCGATGATGGACATGGCCGCCGCATCCGGCTCGAATATCGGCATCCACGTCACCCGCGTCTGGTAGATCTCGTTCCGCATGTACTCGCGGTCATCACGCACACAGGCAGCAAGGTATCCGGCGTTGATGAATCCTGTGCCGAATATCCTCTGGGCCTTCCGGGCGGTCAACCTTAACGTCTCATGCGATGCCTTGATGGCCTCGGAGGACGAAGGATTCTGCGACGGGAATCCCAGATCATCCAGCGTCAGACCAGTTTCCCCGGCGAACAATCCGGCGAACATCCGGATCTGATCCACGTAAGGCGTCATAGACTGCTGTGTGAACTGTCCCAGCGTAGGCTTGTCGCCATCTTCGTCCTTGTCAAATCGAAGGAACGTGGAGATTGTGGCCCTCCAGGAGTCGAGATCCTCTGCGTCCTCGGACAATCCAAGAACATACTTCTGCGGGAAGGAGTAGAACTCCGCAGAGATCTCAGCCCGTTTCATCGTCCGCAGTGCGGCCTGTTGGATGCCGATGCATGCGCGTGTGATTCGGCTGTGTCCGAACGGTCTTTTCGCATCCGGTCGGTAGATGATCGGCACCAGCAACGGATAAGGAGAAGCATGCTCGAAGACTTCCGGTGCTTCTCCGATTCTGTAGATGGTTGTTCTATGCGGCTCGAAGTACGCCTCGATGGTGACCTGGTCATTGTCATCCCGCTCGAGGACGGCATAACCTTCTTGCAATAAATACGTCACCGGATCGATGATTCCGGTCGCGTCAGATCCATCGATGACCTGTAATCGCGGGAAGCCATCTTCTCCCACACTGATGTAGATGAACGAACAGGACGCAATGCACGCTCCAAGGATGGCGGAGTCGAACAAAATGTCTTTGTTGTTCATGTCGAAGATGTTGGTAAAGTTGAACTGATCATCCGCGAATCCTCGGACGATAGATCTGTCTGCGATGGCATCGACAGCACGCCCAGACCATCCGAGTGTCTCGGATAACCAGGCGAATTTGTTCGGCATGGTCGCGCCCAGCTCCTGGACACGGTTCTTCATGTCGTAATACTTATACCGCGTCAGCACTCTGGTGCGCTTGCGGGATAACTTTTGCCTTAGATAATTAATTCCTCTCATTGGCTCACCTCTCAGCGAGATATATAAGCA